GACTGTTATATTCGGTACTTATCTCATTACTAATCTATTCATTATCGCAGGGGTCGTAAGACATTGGAATGACAATGAAATACCAAGTTGTATATTACAAATCGAAGAAGAACAAAACAACCAAACAAACCGCAGTTTTCTTTAACATTGAGGATGCTACATTATGGGAACAACACGTACAGAAACAGGGCTACCTGAACAGCGAAATCGTACCCCTTTTTCAGTAAAGAGAAAGGTTATCTATTATCCTGCCCTTGTATTGACAGGTATGATTGGATTTGCTCTAGGGTCAAATGCATACACTGAATCAACCATCAATCAAACTCTGAAACTGTGCAATCAGAAACCTCTGGAATGCAAGTTCAAGTATGATATGGTGATGTATCAAGAAACAGGACGAGTGCCTTATACTGCTGAAACTGCAAAAGTGGATTCCAAAACTAAATAACAGTACGTTAAGGAATTCTTAGTTGTCTAATGGCAATATCGACAAGTAATACGTTTTTATTTTCATCAGGTCCAATTAAGTTTGGAGATCTAAGAAACTCTTTTAAGGAAGTTGCATCAGGTCCAATTAAGGCATCTGAATTGCTGAGAAATACAACGGTTACAACCTCTGCAGAAACAGATCCAATTGTACCCGATGCTGTTGAAAACTCACAGATTGCAAACAGCACGACAAAGAATCTCAAGAGTTCGCAGTTTCGCAATAGTCTGAAGTATTATAATTTGGTTCAGACAGGAACGGATGATAACTCTGCCAACTTTAGCAATCCTGGTGTTGATGTTGGAGCACAGAATTGGTTTGGTAATCTACCCAAGAACATCAAGAAGAGATTCTATGTTCAGGGAACGATTGGATCCATCAACACATCTTCACCTGCGGCAAGGTTTGATTCATTGGCCTACAATCTGTCTTTGATTGTTCAAAATGGTGGAAAGATTCATGGTGCAGGTGGATCAGGTGGAACTGTTTATAGTACGCCTGGTGCTGTAGGTGGATCTGCGATTTATTCAACTTCAACAGGATATGCTGTTAAAGTTGTAATTGATGCAGGTTCTCAGGTTTATGCAGGTGGATCAGGTGGAGCCAGAGGTTCTCAAGGTACATCAGGCAATCCTGGAACTTGTAACTATCAGTATTGGACTGGTGGTTATTGTGGTGGTGGTCCAAACAATAACTGTCCTGGTGGATATAAAGTAGGTGGTAAAGGTGGTGGTGATGGCAACTGCTGTGAATTTAACCGTGGATGCAATGTAGGACGTTGGTATAATCTTTGTCAAGTTGATTATGCTGTGCCTGCTGCTCCTGGTGGTGATGGTGGTGCAGGTGGAATCGGTCAAGGATACAATCAACCAAGCACTACAGGTGTTGCTGGTGGAGCAGGAGCGCCTGGTGGATGTGGAGCAAGTCCTCAATATGGACAACCCAGTGGAAATCCTGGAGAGCCAGGTTCATCAGGTGCTCTATTTGGATCAGGGTCAGCAGCAACCACAACATCACCAACATCGACACTTGTAGGTAATGGTGGTATTGCAGGAAATGCAGGACGTGCCATTGCCCCTGCCCTAGGAAATTACATATATACAGGTGAATTAACTTCTGAAACCATTAAAGGATTGTACCAATGAGTGATTATCCATCGTTACCACAGCAAGCAAAAAATCTTGCAAAGTTTGCATTTGATGTGCTCAAGTACGCACAAGCAAGTGATAGTTTGTTTTGTTCCAATGAAGTTGTATTAAAGAGAAAGGCAATTTGTGAAGCCTGTGATCGCCGCGACCCAATTCCCAATCGTTGTAAGGAATGTGGTTGTTATTTGGATTCAAAAGTTCGTTTTGCTCTTGATGCCTGCCCATTGGGTAAATGGAGAGAATCTGATGAAGATTGGATGAATGGAGAGTTTGATAAGTTCATGGAGTCAAGAAAAGATTGTTGTCCTGACGATCATATTCCAGAACCTCCTCAGTGATTAAATCAGCACAACAATCAAAGAAATGAACGTACTTGTTATTGATGACTTCTTTGAGAATCCAGAAGAAGTCATAGAGATGTCCTTGGAGCAGAATTATAACTGCTCTAAGGATATTGATTCTGGATGGCAAGGATACCGCACGGGTCCATTGTATTGTCCTGAAATACAAGAGAATGTTCTTCATACTGTATCGGAGCATTTCAAGATTCAGAATTATCTGATTGAGTCTTATTTTCATATTCTTCCCACTGAGGTTATCGACTGGGATATCCAAAGCGATAGAAACACAAGAATCAAAGATTATCATCATTACAAGTATCATGCTGATCCTGTGCCTTATGCAGGGGTCATCTATTTGTCTGATGCACCAGAATCCTGTGGCACATCAATTGTCAATGGAGAGAAGAATGAGATAGTATCGTATGCTCATAAGTATAATCGATTGATTGCCTATCCTGGGTATTATGTTCATGCTCCTACATCACCTTATGGTAATGATATTACAGATGGTCGATTGACTTATAATTTCTTTATCTCACAATCATTCTATGGTTTCTAAGATCGAGGTTTGCGACGCCATAAATACTCAAAAAGTCAGAGGATAAATGAAGACGTTCTTTCAGTTCATGGAACAGATTCTCACAACACCACAGGCAAAGGTTGATGCTGCAAAAGCCAAGGAAAGTGGAATCATAACACGTCAGCACAATCGCTATGCGAATCTACAACGTCTTCATACGACTATGCATTTGCAGCAGACGGCGAATCAAGAGAAAAGAGATAAAGGACTCTGATTAACGTACATAGAACCAGTAATAACCTTTCCAACTATAACGCCCTGGATTCTTCAGACTCTTGAGAATTCCGTTTTTATCGGTGCCTTCAAAAAAATGAACAGCAGCATTAATACTTTCACAACGGGGACCAATTATCTCCGTTTTTTTATCGACACCAAACACCGCCTTTTTCTTTTCCTTTTCTTCTAAGATCTGCCAACGATGACCATAGGCAATGCGGTAATGCCTGGCAGCAGATAGAATGTTTGCACGGTTATTCGGATTGCCTGTCACTTGTGTTGCTGCTTCTCTGGCTGATTCATAATCAGTGCATACACCAGTTTCTAAGTTCTTGCATCTTATTTTAAGACCTGTCTTCTTACCATCTCCACGGGTATTCTCATTCCATTGCATTAAGTGTGAGGTATTAACTTTTCTTTTTTCTTTTGGTTTTGGTTTAGCAAGTTCTTGTAGTGCTGCGCTTGCGGCGCTTGCGCTTATGCCTTCGGCACTTATGCCTTCGGCAGGCCTGCCTTCGGCAGGTTTATACTCTTCTATTGCCTTCTTAGCAATCTCTATGGCGCTAATGGCAGGATTGTATTCAGGTTTGTATTGCTCTATCCAATAGTTTGTTTTCTCATTAAACTCTAATTCATCGCATTCATCTAACTCTCTAATCATAAAGTTATGGACACCATGTTCTCTGAATGCCTTGTGTAAGGGTTCTCGGGACATTCTTTTAGCACGGTCTATCTGGTGTGCCCATTCTTTATTCATTGCAAGTGTGGTGTTTCCGACGTATTTTTCACCAGTTTGCTTGTTGATGATGAGATAAATGATGCCTCTTGCCATTGTTTATAACACGGTGTGTACTGTGGATTTATAACAGTGTATGTATAATTAATAACACGGTATAATGAATTTGGTGTTGTGTATTATGGTGAGGTATGGAAGGTTAATATTAAATTAAATATATGTCAGTGATTTGTAACATTCTCAATAAAAATGAATAATTGAGAATCAATTGAGTTAATTGATGAGAATAGGTCTAAGTCTTGTGACCTAAGCAGGTATAGCATAAGACGCGCAGTTTGTCAAGCCACGCCCCGCCGAAAATCCCCAGACCCACACATAAGGCTCACAGACCTTGACATTCTTATAAGGGTATGGTAGAATCTAGTCGAGAAATATAAGCATATCTTAACATTTCTCGACGAGAGTGCATATATACTAGCATGAATCTCGACGAGACGGTGCATCATAAGGCTTGCAATCTCGTCGAGTTTTATGCTACAATTCATAAGCGTTCAACAAATCTCGACGAGCTATGTACGACGACTACGATCTCGACTATACATTCAGCAACGATTACGGACAAGATCTCGACGAGTATTATGCACAGGATGCACTAGATCTCGACGAGGATTATGCACGAGATGGGCAAGATTACGAATCGCTTGCATATCGTCATTATGCATGATATAATCTAGTACACATACACATCTAGACCTCATGTTAGCACAGAAGCGTATCGTACAGGTTACACTAGATATCATGTGTTATGATGATCTGGACCTGGATAACATCGATTGGCGGGAGTTATTGCAACTCGAACCTAACGAAGATGTTCATTGTAGGGTAAAAGAATTCGACCCGTTCGAGTAATGTGACAGTTTGAGAACTGGCACAAGACCCCTTGATATCTGCCACCAGGTGGGATATTCTACCTTCGTCGTCGCAATTAATCCAATGTGTGGTCCAGTTTTTGATTATACTTTCGAAGATTTTCTGAATGATGCTTCCCAGGAAGAATGGGATGCTTGGGAACAGAAAGCGGCTGAACTTGAGCTGCCATTGGATTACTATCTCCAAGAGTTCGTTGCATGTGACAGTTGAGGTAGTGGCACACTGATTCCCCACTGGGTCCTCTGGCCACTGGGTCCTCTGGTGGGGTAATATTCATTTGTCGCTGAGAAATCCAATGGTTTTCGCCATCTCCAAACTCAACAATTGCACTTACACTTTGGATGCAAACAATCAGCGGGTTCTGATGTATGCTAACCTGCTGCCTGATGGTTCTTATGAGACTGCACTTTCTGCCTATGATTGGGTAGAGTGGGACCGTCTGGATGGTGATATCTTAGAGGAAGCAGACCGCATTCACAAACTGCTGCTGGCGGAGGTGAAGTGATGGTGGAATTCATTCGTTACGTAAAGTCCTTCTATGGTCCTGGTGGCATTTATGATATGGGTGCCACTGATGATGATATCATTGAGGCAACGTTTAAATACATTCATTCAGGTGCTGATTTCTGTGGTGATAGTTTCGACCGTGAAAGTGTGCGGGATATTATGATTGATGAGATGGGGCTTGTGCCAGTCTGATAAGTGGCACACACCCCCTTGCGTTCCTGACCAATCCGATCTACATTACATTCGTTCCTGAGACACCGACCATGCTGACTGGTTCTTCCCTGCTGAACAAAGTGAATGAAATGCAGGCACAAAACCCGCCTGCTAAGATGTCTGAAATCGTTCGTGCCTGTGGGTATGAGCGTGATGGCAAACTCAAATACACTGAATTCTACACTGAGTTGCTGACTGTCAAGGGTATCCTGAACAATGATACTCTGGAGGATGAGATCTCCGAAGAGTATCAGGAACTGTATCAGACTCTGTGTAGTTCTTATGGTAAGGGTGCTGTGAATGCATTCCTGGAACTCTATGATGAGGCGGATCTTCAGTCTTTCGAAGATGCCTATCAGGGTCCTTATGATTCTGAGGCAGCATTTGCCGAAGAATTTACCACTGACATCTATGGGTTTGATGCACCTTCGTTCGTGGTAGTTGATTGGGATGCTACCTGGAACTGTAATCTTCGTTATGATTTTGATTTCGAAGATGGGTTCGTGTTCAATAAGAACTGGTAGAATCTCGTCGAGACGTGCGTGTGTGGTCTCGACTAGATCGCACACGCATTCATTATATCTCGTCGAGACGCACACATCATACATCATCTAGATACACACATACACATCTAGATCTCATTCTCAATAACTAGTTTCTTATTGAGAATCGCGGCTGGTGAGTTCTAGATACCCACGCGGCACACATAGCCCGCCTTATGTGCAAGAATATGTGCTTCACCCCACTCACCCCTTCCCACACCATCTAAATGTGCTTTATTATAATTCTCAATAAGACCTTTCTTATTGAGAATGATATCTAGAAATATGAATTCTTATAGATACCTTTGGTATCGATGTCCGTAGGGTATAAGTACTTTAAAGACCCAGAGGGCAGATATCAAGAGCAATTGTGCCAGTTCGTGAAGTGGCACACAGTTTTACCATAACCCCACCACGTGGGTTATTATACATTCGTTCCTGAGATTCAACCGTGACTGAAGTTAAAGTTCGGGTCGAAACTTACGATGGTTGCGTTACCTTCTGGTATGAGAAGTCCAGAGTAAAGAACCCCACCGAAGTTGTCTGCAATCGTGTCACAAACCAGTTGATGGGTCTTAACATCAAAGAGGTGAGTGTGACAGTTGAGTAAGTGTCACAAGGGGGGTTGCAATGCCCCCCAGACCCTGATACATTACATTCGTCCCTGAGAGACACGCCATGTTTGATGAACTCTGGTCTGAGATTCAAGATGCTCCTGGTGAGATCTTTGACCTTGACATTCCTGAACTCAAAGATGAAAAGTTCGATGTCAATGAGTATCTGAACTCTAACTACGATTACTGATGCAGTTCCAAATCCTCTACATTGAGTTTGATACTGATGACGATGATGAGATGACTGCTTATGACAAAGACCTTCTAAATGCAGAATACATTGGTCAAATCTGGGAGGCAGATGATGAAGATGATTTAGTTGAAGAGATCACTTGTGCATCTGGTTGGTGCATCAAATCCATTGATTATCGTCACGTTCTGAACTGAAACCATGACTGACACTTTCGATCGTGAAGCACTGGTTGAAGCATACATCGACCGTTTGCTTGATAACATGAGCACCAAAGATTTGCTGCAGATTGTTGGTGACCAGATGGAAGAAAATCTCACCAGTTATACTGATGAGGAACTGATTTCAGAGGTTGAGTCTTACTATCCCGACCTGCTGGATCCAGACCTCCTGGGTGACAGTTGAACAAGTGGCACAGGGGGGGTTGCGGTCCCCCCTGGTTCGTGCCATACTGATTCCATCAACAGAGAACCGATGCAGAACAAGCACCAAGAGCACCCCGAAGATACCATCCTCACGGGCGACCTGAGCGTCCTGGACTGGTTCGTGACCCCTGGTGCCCTGAGCGTCAAGATCGACGGTGCCCCTGCCATCGTGTGGGGGATTGACCCTGCTTGCGGTGAGTTCTTTGTAGGAACCAAGGCAGTGTTCAACAAAAAGAAGATTCGTATTGCTCACAATCATGAGGACATTGATCAACACTACGAAGGCAACGTAGCAGACATTCTTCACGCTTGCTTCGATTATCTGCCGCGTTTCGAAACCATCTATCAGGGTGATTTCATTGGGTTCGGTGGTGATACCGAATACAATCCTAACACCATCACGTATAAGTTCGGTGAGGTAGTTTCCCAGAAAATTATCATCGCCCCGCACACTTGCTATTATGCTGAGAGCGATCTTCGTGACGCCCAGGCATTCCCTGACCGTAGCATCTGGACTGATACCGAAACGGTGAAGTTCGTGAAACCGAATGCATACATCCTGCACAATCAGGAGTCGTTCGCTGATGTTGAA